GTTCATTAGCAGCAGCTATGAATCCTGAAAAAATGGCTAAGTTCTTTTATGAGCAAGGCAAAACTGATGCGCTATTAGATAGCACAAAAAAAATTAAAAACATAGATATGGAGACTCGAAGTACTCCACAATCTATCAGTAATTCAGGATTTAAAGTAACGGCTTCGGATAGTGACAGTGGTAGAGGACTAAAAATTAGAAGTTATAATAAATAAAAACAAAAGACTATGTCAGTATTAACAACTCCTGGGTTTGCGTTAACCCCTTCGTCAGAAAGAAAAACTCTTTCTACAAATTACATTACAGATTTCAACTTCTTGAACCAGTATCTTCCTGATACTTACGAAAAAGAATTTGAAAGATATGGAAATCGCTCAGTTGCATCTTTCTTAAGAGCAGTTGGAGCTGAGATGCCATCTAACTCTGACCTTATCAAATGGGCAGAACAAGGTCGTTTACACACTAAATATGTAGACTGTTCTACTGATGGTGCTGTTGAAGCTGATACAGCTACTATTACAGTTAATGATACTATTACTGGAGGAATTTCTTTTAGAAAAGGTCAAACAGTTTTCTTATCATCTAACAATACTGCTGCTAATTCAAATAAAGCAATCATTACTGATGTAGATTATACTGCTGGTACATTTGATGTTGCTTATTATGCTGCATCTGGACAAATGTTTGGAAACACTGCTGAAATAACTGCATTTGTTTATGGTTCTGAATTTAGAAAAGGAACTGAAGGAATGGAAGAGTCTCTTGAAGCTGTTGATGACATCTTTGAGAACAGTCCAATTATCATCAAAGATAAATATGCAGTATCTGGTTCAGATATGGCACAAATTGGATGGGTTGAAGTAACTACCGAAAACGGAGCTACTGGATACTTATGGTATATTAAATCTGAGCACGAAACTCGTTTGCGTTTTGATGACTACTTAGAAATGAGTATGATTGAGGCGGTACCTGCTGAAGCTACTTCTGGAGCTGCAACTCAAACAGTTTACGGAAATAAAGGTTCTGAAGGTTTATTCTATTCTATCAATGATAGAGGAAATGTTTGGGGTGGTGGAAATCCAACTGCTTTAGCTGATTTTGATGCTATTATCCAAAGACTTGACAAACAAGGAGCTATCGAAGAGAATGTATTGTTCTTGAATCGTCAGTTCTCTTTTGATGTTGATGATATGTTAGGAGCACAATCTTCTAATGCTGCTGGTGGTGTTTCTTACGGTTTATTTGACAACGATAGAGAGATGTCATTGAACTTAGGATTTACAGGTTTCCGTAGAGGTTATGATTTCTACAAAACAGACTGGAAATACTTGAACGATGCTACATTAAGAGGTGGTATTACAGGTGGTGGAGTTAACGGAGTATTAGTACCTGCTGGTTCTACTACAGTTTATGACCAAGTTCTTGGTAAAAACGCTAAACGTCCATTCTTACACGTACGTTACAGAGCTTCTGAAACTGAAGACAGACGTTACAAAACTTGGATCACTGGTTCAGCTGGTGGAGCTTCTACTTCTAGCTTAGATGCTATGGAAGTTCACTTCTTATCTGAAAGAGCTTTATGTACTTTAGGTGCAAACAACTTCTTCATTTTTGAAGCATAACCAATAATACTTAATAGGGGAGTAAAATCCCCTATTATTTTTTTTAAATTTTAAATCTTATCAAATGAAAAATCAAACAGTCTTAACAGACAAAATCTACGTTTTAAAGAAAAAGAGTACGCCACTTACTTATATGTTGGCATCAAGAAATACCCATAGAGCTGCATTATTGCACTTCGATGGTACTTCACAAAGAGCATTAAGATATGCAAGAAATCAAAAGAGTCCTTTTGAGGATGAACAGGATGGAAATGCTATTTTAGAACCTATCATCTTTGTGGATGGAGCTTTAAGCGTTCCTAAAAATAACCCAGTTTTACAATATTTCTTAGAAATTCATCCAGCAAATGGATCTATATTTGAAGAAGTTAATACTGAAAAGGATGCAACATCCGATGTTGAAAAATTATCAAGTGAATTAGATGCACAGATTGCTGCAAGAGATTTAAGTTTAGAATTACTTGAAGCTGTAGCTCGTGTACTACTTGGTTCTAAGATTGAAAAAATGTCTACTGCTGAATTGAAACGTGATGTATTTGTTTATTCAAGAAACAATCCACGACAGTTCTTAGAGATGTTAAATGATCCAATGCTTCAACTTCAAAATACTTGTGCAAAGTTTTTTGAGTATGACTTATTGAGATTAAAAAATAAGGGAAGAGATATTTACTATAACTTACCTTCCAATAAAAAGAAATTACTAACCGTTCCATTCGGAGAGGAATCAGTATATATCTTAGCGTCATATCTTCAGACCGATGAAGGTATCGAGGTCTTGCGACTATTAGAGAATCACGTTAAGTAGCAAATAAGCACCCTAAAAAATAGGGTGTTTTTTTTTAGTATCTTTGTAAAAAGTTTAAAGCATGATAAATTCGGTTAGAAACACTGTATTGTCTGTAGCTAATAAGAATAACTTTGGATATATTACTCCAGAAGATTTCAACTTATACGCCAAACAAGCACAGCTAGATATATTTGAGAACTACTTTTACCAGTATAACAATTGGATAATAAAACAGAATGCAAGAGCTTCTGGTAGTGGGTATTCTGATGTAGTAAAGCATCTTGAAGAAACTATGGATAAATTTTCTTCTACCGCTAACTTAGTCTATGATGCCCCTTCTAGTACTTTTGAATTACCAGAGGATTACTTTTTTTTAAACAGCATAAGATATAATAATACAAAGGAAATAGATAGAGTTACTCAAGATAAATTGATGTATTTATTATCATCAAATCTTACATCTCCCTCTATAATGTTTCCAGTATATGCAATGGAAGGTTCTTCTATTGTAGTTTATCCAGATACAGTTACTACATTAGTAAATGTTCAGTATATAAGATTACCTAAAGATCCTAAGTGGACCTATACAGATATAGTAGGAGGAACTCCATTATTTGATCAATCATCTTTAGATTATCAAGACTTTGAAATTCCAGGATTTGATGAGGTGTCATTAGTTTCTAAAATACTACAATATGCTGGTATCTCCATCAGAGAGGCTGACGTATATGCATTTGCAACAGCACAAGAAACTGCTAACAAACAAATAGAAGGATAATATGGCATATTTAACTGGTTATCAATACTATGAAAATGCAGGAGCTAATCCTGAAGGCGAGAATTGGGGTTCATACCAATATATTTCATTATCTGATATAGTTAACAATTTTATGTTAATGTATGTTGGAAATGATAAGTTAATAAATAATGTTTCTAAATATAATGTATTATTTCACGCCAAGAGAGGAATACAAGAAGTAAACTATGATGCCTTAAAGGAGATTAAAATTCTTGAGATAAGTATATGTGACGACTTGAAATTCGTACTTCCAAACAACTACGTGAACTATGTTAGAATTTCTCTATACAAAGATGGTATACTTAGACCGCTTTCTGAAAATATACAAGCAAATTACAGTAACAGTTACTTACAAGATAATAATTGTAGAGTATTATTTGACCAGGATGGGGATGTTTTAGAGGGTACTTCTATTTTAGATTATGATAGAATCCACGATAATGTTAGAACTATATACTTAGGAGAAGGAAGATTCTCTGGAAGAGAAGGATACAATATTGATGGTAGATGGTATTTTGACTATAATGTTGGTTCAAGATACGGTCTTAATACAGAGACAGCAAACTCAAACCCAACATATAGAATAGACAAGCAGTCTGGAGTGATAAACTTTAGCTCTGGAATGGCTGGAGAACTATGTATATTAGAATACATTTCTGATGGAATGGAGGGTGGAGATGATTCTGAGGTTACTATAAATAAACTTGCTGAAGAATTTTTATACTCATACATTAAGTATGCATTGCTAAATAATAAATTTGGAGTGCAGGAATATGTAGTACTACGAGCTAAAAAGGACAAAACAGCCAATTTGAGGAACGCAAAGTTGAGATTGAGTAATATGCATCCTGGAAGATTATTGATGAATCTTAGAGGTCAAAACAAATGGATCAAATAAATGGCTAATCAAATTAATGGTAATGTCGAAGTAAATTTCGTTCAAGGTAAAATGAACAAGGATTATGACGAGAGGGTATTACCTCTTGGTCAATATATTGATGCCTTAAACATTAGAATTGGATCTACAGAATTTAATAGTATTGGAGCTATTGAAAACTCAAAGGGAAATACCAGACTAACAGATATAGAATATAACGGAAGTGTTTTAAGTGAAAACGCAAAATGTATTGGTGCTTTTGAAGACGGTGTCAATGAAACTATATACTGGTTTATATGTGATCCAGATAATGTAGATTTGATATTATCTTATAATACGAATAATGGAGTTATAAAATATCATATAATATCTACCTCTGTATTAAACTTTGATCAAAAATACCTTATAAATGGCATAAATAAGGTTGATGACTTATTATTTTTCACAGATAATTTAAATCCTCCAAGAAAAATAAATATAAATAGGAATTATCCTAATCCATTAATTGGGGTAGACTCTATTGAGGAGTCTGATATATCTGTTATTGTAGCTCCTCCAACAGAGGCTCCTACCATATCATTATCAAATACTCCTGGAGAGGAAAACTATATGACAGAAAGATTTATATCATTTGCCTATAGATATAAATATAAGGATAATGAATATAGCGCATTATCTCAATTTAGTGAAATATCTTTTGAACCAGGTACATTTGAATTAGACTATTCTACATACACTAACAAGTCTATGCAAAATATATTTAATACTGTAAATGTTGGATTTAATACTGGAGATCACAATGTTATTGGAATTGATGTATGTTTTAAATTATCCGATTCTAATATTATAAATGTCATTGAAAGGTATGATAGAGAAGAACAAGGATGGTTATTGGATAATGATACTAAATACATAGATTTTAATAATAGAAAAATATACACCGTTCTTACAGAGAGTGAGTTACTTAGATTATACGATAACGTACCTAGAATTGCTAAGTCACAGACCGTTATGGGTAATAGACTTATATATGGAAATTATGTAGATGGATACGATATTGATACTACATTAGATTACAGTTTAAATGTAATCAATGAAACTATAGGTTATTTAGAATTACCTTATGAAATAACAGATGGTGTTCAATATACAATTGATCCAGATAATATTATTACATCTGAAAATTCTGCTGTTTCAGTAGATTTAACTGGAGTTGAATTAATTGAGGGTTCATTATTCTCAATGACATTTAGTTTATTACACGAGAAATTTTCTGGATATGCTGACTATGATAATCCTCCTACAGAACCAGCACCTCAGAATGAATTTCAAAATAACTTTGTATTTACATTAAGAAGAAATTACACAAGTGTGTATGATTTAGCAACAAGTGATGAATTTGTAAATGCTATATATACACATGAACCATACGCTGATAGTTGTGATGGATTTTCAGTAACAGATCAATTTAATTGTTCTATAGTGGCTAAAGGGGCATATCCTCCGTTTGGTGCTTGGCAAGACATTGCTAGTGGTATTACTGGTATTGATGGTGGATTTATAATAACATCATCTCCTGGAAGTAATATAATACAAGTTCAAGTACCAGCTGTTAAATTTGAGGTTGAGGATCCTGATAATGCTGGAACATATTTTTATGCTTATGAATACTTCAATAATTCAACATTTTCGTCTGCATTTTCAAAGATAGGAGCAAGAAGAAGTCTTCATAGCAATAGAGATTATGAGGTTGGTGTCGTATATATGGATGATTATTTAAGAAGTTCTACAGCACTTGTAGATACTATGAATACCGTATTTATTCCTGCATCTGCATCGGAAACTAAGAATTATATTGTAGCAACTGTAAATAATTTAGCTCCTTCTTGGGCTACAAGATATAAATTTGTTTTAAAGCCGTCTAAGAGTAATTATCAGATAGTATATTCAAATCAATTCTATGTTGAAGAAACTGGACTAACTTGGTTTAAATTAGAGGGAGATAATAGAAGTAAGGTTCAAGAAAATTCTACTCTTATAGTAAAGTCAGATACGAATGGTGTATTAGATAGTTTAATAAAAACAAAGGTGTTAGAACTTAAGTCTCAGCCTATAGATTTTATTACTGGAAATGTTAATGATGGAGGTGTTTTAATAAAAGAGCCTGCTGGACTATATATGGCATTAAAAGTATCTAATTTTGCTGCAGAATACAAACCTAATAGTTATATTGATTTTGGAGAAAGACAAACTGGAATTACTACTATATATCCTTGTAGCATTGACAATCCTAATTATATAGTTACAGATCCTCCAACACCTGGACCATTAAATCAGCCATACATACCTTATGATGTTCCTGCTGGTAGTAGAATACATATTCGTATTAGTTTAGATAGAAATGGTAGAGGTAGTTCTTGTGGAAGTTCTCATTATTTGTTTGATAAAACATTTACTTCATCTCAGGATTATAATAATTTATTTGATTTTGTTCAAGGAGATAATGTTGATTTTGGTTCAGGAACCTATAATGGAGGAGAAGATCCTAACATAAACGAACAAACAAATACAATAGAGCCATTTATAGGTCTACCATTTATACAAGGGACTAATCAGTATCAATTTCAAGAAGATACTGATACTGGTATATTATGGTTAGTAGTAACTACTGGTACTCCTAGTTGTGGTGGAGTTAATCCTAAATACTCAAGAACTTCTATACATATAGATGTTCAGAGAGCAACTTCTTTAATGGTCTTTGAAACAGAGGCTGAAGATTCTGATGGAGAAATATACTATGAAGGAAGTGATAGCTTTTCTATTGTAGATAGACTTCACATTAGTGGAACTCAAGATGGAGATCAGTCTCAGACATCCTTATTACCAGCGATAGTTAATCTTAATTTCTTTAACTGCTTTACCTTTGGCAATGGGGTTGAGAGTTACAAGATAAATGATTCTATAGTAGGTGCTCCTTTTTATTTAGGTAGTAGGGTTACCGCTGTGTCTCAAGAAGAATTTAAAGAAGCCAATAGATATGCTGGACTTACCTATAGTGGTATATATAATGCAGAGACAAATATAAATAAACTTAATGAGTTTAATCTTGCCCTCTCTAATTTTAAAGATTGTGAGAAGTCATTTGGTCCAATCAATAAACTATATGCTCGTAAGACTGATATATTGGTGTTACAAGAAGATAAAATATCATATGTATTAGCTGGTAAGAATTTACTTTCTGACGCTGCTGCTGGAGGTGCTATTACATCTATCCCTGAAGTTCTTGGAACTCAAATTGCAAGGATTGAAGATTACGGAATTAGTAATAACCCAGAGAGTTTTGCAGTTCGTGGAGGAGAGATATTCTTTACAGATGTTAAACGTACTGCTGTATTAAATTTAAAGGGAGGATCCGCTCAGTCAGATCAGCTTGATATATCGTCTAACTATGGTCTAAAGAACTGGTTTAGAGGTGAGTTTAAAGATACTATAGGCAATCAAAAATTAGGTGGATTTGATCCTTATATGAATGAGTATGTGTTGGCATTAAATGACAATAGTCTTCCTCGTCCACAAGACATATATAATTGTGGGGTTACAATATCTCAACAACTATTTACAGGATCTTATCAGTTTACGTTAGAACTTATTGACTCTATTGGAGAGGTTGATTTTGACTATTCTGTAACACAAGGAGAAATAAATATAACTGTTATATACGATGGTGTAGAGGTTATTAATGAATTAGTTGACGCAAACGGAACTCTTTCATTTAATAAGGACTCTGTATTCCCTATAACAGCAACAGTTATTATTGATTGTGAGGTAGAGTCTTCATATATATTAACTCCAAACTGCCCAGTATCTGAGGAGATAACGGTGGTTAGAGTAGTAATAAATTCAGCTGGAAGCGAGAGTCAGACCATTCATAATAACTATAACTGGACATTAGGTGCCTTTAGTAGTGCTTATAATTCTGATTTTATTACTATGGAATCTGACGGAATATCTTTGTATGATTCTGATACGGCTATGAACTCTGTAGGAGTTATTCCAGCTATTGGAAGTACAATATCTATAAACTCAACAAAACTAACTGGAGATACATTTGTATTTGAAGAGGGTGTTAATTCATTTAAGTATTTAGTTTCGGATACTTTATATACAGAGCTAGATATTCCTACATTATTGTTTGAATCTACCGAGGCTACTCCTACATTAAATCCTTCTAGTGGTAAATATGAGTCTTCGTTTATATATGATAATCCAGATCTTAAACAGTATTTATATATGATATGGGATTATACTCAGTCTCATGAGATATACTTGAATTATAATGCATTTTCTGCTTTAGATTCTTGTTGCGATTTTACTGGTAATATATTTTATTTAGATGCTCCATTATTTACTGATGCATTATCGGTATATACTGATTCATTATTAACTACTAAAGCACCAGATGGTTACTATAGTATAGGTGGTTACTACAGAAGACAATTAGACGGAATGTTATTGGCGTATACTATATGTCCTTCATGTCCGCCTCCTCCTCCTTATTATGAAATAAATTTAAGTAATAGCACACCATCTTTAGCATGTGGTAGCCCGAGTATTCCATCTACATATCCATTAAGCGCATATGTAGTGTATCTGCCTATAAATATTGGAGATACTATATATAACGATGCTTCATTAACTACTACATTTGATGGAGATGGAACTTACTACTGGACTTCATTAGCAATGGCTTATCAGATAAATGGTGATGGATTAGTTACAGATACAATAATTTGTTCAATAGACGGAGTATAAATGGAAAAAACATTATCATATAGCGAGGCTGCTCAAGGATGGACATCATTCTTTTCTTACATACCAGAGATGATGATTGGTATGAACTCATACTTTTATTCATTTAAAGGCGGTAACTTATATCGTCATAATACTAATGAACGTAGAAATAATTTCTATGGAGAAGATTATCCTTCTAAAGTTACTGGTGTATTTAATGTAGAATCGAATATGGTTAAGAACTTCAATACTATAATGTTAAATAGTGACGACTCTTGGAGTGCTAACGTGCTTACAGATCTTTCTACTGGATATATAGACTCTTCTTACTTTGATTTTAAAGAGGGTGATTTTTTTGCATATATTAGAAGCGAAGCTGATACACAAGACTTAAACCTTAGATCTACTCAAGGAATTGGAAAGCCTATATCTATAAATAGTACCAATCCTGCAGCTGTGATTTTAAGTTTTAGCTATAATCTTGGTAGTATTATAACTATTGGTGCATATGCGTACAAGAATAATTCTGGAACCCCACTAAAATTAGGTAAAATAGTTGGAAAGGCAAACAAGACCATTACTATAGATACTACTAGTGGAGGAAATATTCCATTAGTTACTGATTTTGTATTTTACTTTCAAAACTCAGTCGCTGAATCTTATGGTGTTCGTGGATACTATATGGAGTTTGAACTTGTTAATGACAATACTGAAAGGGTTGAGTTATTTTCCGTAGGAAGTAGTATATTCAAAAGTTACCCTTAAATTTACTATCTTTGCAGTATGCATGAATGTAGATTAGAAAACAAGGAAAGATACTACGAAACATTAGTAGAATGGTGGACTAAATGGAATTTTCCAGTATTAGATAAGTCATCACTTCCAGAGAGAATATTCGTAGTAAGTGCAGAAGGAATTGATTTGTATGCAGTTCCAGTATATGTAAGTGATTGTACCTGGTGTTGGATTGGATTTGTAACTGGTAATAAAGATGCAGATAAGAAATATAGAAAGAATGCTCTTAATTTTTTGCTTTATAATGTAGAGCAATATATGAAGAGTATAGGATATGGACTTATTATGACGGTAAGTGGTAATCCAGTATTGAAGAAATTATTTGAAGATAATAATTATATATCGTCTTCTAAAAACATTGTTGAATATATAAAAAAGATATAGTATGGGAGCAGCACCAGCAGCAGCAGGAGGCACACCTCCAGTAGGTGGATTAGCAGGAGGATTGTCTAAGGCAACTCCATTCATTGGAATGGGACTTTCTGCAATTAATATGGTTGGAGATTTGGTTCAGGCTGGTAAACAGGCTGATATGCAGAAGTCAGCTGAGAGAGCTGCTAGAGATGCAGCCGCTAAGGAAGAACAGTTAAGAAGTCAAAACTTTTTTGATGCCCTACAAGTCCCTATGGGAGCTTATGATAGAGCAGCAAGAGAGACTACTGCTCAGTTAGGTCAGATGACTCAAGCCCTACAAGAGGGAGATCCTCGTCAGTTAGCTGGAGGTGTAGGTAAACTTGCCGCAGCTGGTATTGAAGGAGAGGCAGCTACAAGAGATGCAGCAGCACAAGACTTATATCAACTAGGAGTAGCACAAGCACAGTCTGCTATGGGTGTAAATAAAGACTTGGCAACACTAGAAGCTCAAAGATTGGCAGGTGCTCAAAAGACAGCTGCTGAATCAAGAGCTGCTCAATTAGGTTTACAGCAAAGTGCCGCTATGGCAGGTGCTGGATTAATAAACCAAGGTCTTGCACAAGTTAATTCTTTTGGAATGGATGGAGAAGCTCCTATCTCAACATTACAACCCGTACAGTCTGTAAATATGGCTCCAGCTCAACAATTACAAAATAATTCAGGTGCTAAT